GGCCTATTCTGATTATAATATAGGGGGTGAATATAGAATGACCGCACTACTAACCTCCTGGAGAAGCAAATGAATGAGCTACCACCACAACATGAGAAGATAGTCTTTATACGTGAGTATATACAACGTAACGAAGCCAAGATTGAACGTAGCATCTGGCAAGAGGTTGAGCATCAGATGAGTATATCTCACACTACACTCGAGACTTTTGTTAATAGAGCGCTTCAGTACTATGTAGCTGAACTCAAAGAACGACAGGAGAAAGATAGGGAGTATTTAGATTATAATGAATATCAGTTGTTTAAGTCTACACCAATACCAATTCGTCCCTATTCAGCTTGGTATTATCACCTAGAAGAGGATAAGAAATGAACCAACTACTTCTCATATTCCTATGCGGCCTCGCATCATTTGTATCGTCAATAGCAGTTAATATGTATCTTGCAGGAGATTGTTGTGGTAGAAAACCCTAAGACTTTTAATGACCTTAGACAAGCTTTAGACGAGTGGGATGATTTAAGAACGGTCGAAAAATTTTATCCGGGATATCATAGCAAAGAAAGCGAAATATATGATCTTATAGATGCCTTAGAGCAACAATTTAAAGATTATTGTAATTGCTGCGAAAGTAAAAAGTAATGGCACGTCCAAGATCACCAGTCTTTGAAGAAGGCAAACGATTTGGTAAGTGGACTGTTATTAAACTCATTGGCTATGGCCCCAAAGGCTCAGTCTATGAATGTCAATGTGATTGTGGCAAGATCAGTGAAATCAAAGGAGATATACTACGAGCAGCAAGAAGTAGATGTTGTCAGAAGTGTGCAATCAATGATGCAAGGAGGAGTTTCAAATGAAATCATTTTGGGAGTATTTAACAACACCAAGAAAACATGCATGCGATATTACAGATTGCGAACCACATAATTACTTTGTTGAACGATTTAATCAATGTATCAATAAAGTAGATAGAATGGATCTACATAAATGTGATAATAAGCTTGAAGCATTAGAAGGACTTGCTCAACGTTTTCATTTTCAAGAACTATGGATATCAAAACTTCATACAAGACTAGATGAATTGGAAAAGCAAATCCAAAAGGATAAGCATGAGTAAAGGATATCAACGAGCTGATTCTCTTGCTGAGATACTAGCCAAGCGAGCAGAAAAGCAACGTCAATCACCGGCTGAGAAGTGCCAAGAGATTATCAAGTCACCCAAGTATGGCACACTAGCCAATCCATATCAGTTTAAGCAGACTGGCATGAAGCTTGAAGTGATCAAAGAAGAAGACTTGAGAAAAGAAATACCGGGACAATTAGATATAAAGGATGAGAATGATACCGATTGAGATAATGTTAGTAATGGCTTTCGCCTTAATGTCATCAGTTATGTATACCATGTGGCGATATTTTGATGACGTTGCATGTAATGTTCAGAAAGATATAACGGATATAAAAAGAGATAATCAATTTTCTACTAGCACCATATGTAATCTTAATGCTTATGCACAAGTAATAGAACAAAAGATCAAAGATGGCTTGCAAAGCAATGCAGTCTGTTGCCGATCAGGGATTGATAGACTTACCTCACGCATATCATTATTAGAAAAGAAAGAGGAGAAGCCTCGTGGACGAACCACTAGTAGAAAAGATAACGCTTAGATGAAGACGTGTAAAGAATGTAATAGGATGTTCTTCGAATCAATCAGTTGGCCTGAAGGGTGTACAACTTGTTTTTCTTGCAGGGTATTTATTCTTGAGATGGATGAACTAGAAAAGAGGCGTAGTAATGAACATAGAGATGAACAAATTCGTACCGAGACCATATCAAGTTCCTATCCTTGATGCAGTCATAAACAAGGGCTATAAACGCGTCCTTGCAATACTGCCGAGGCGGGCCAGGCAAGGACATCTGTGCTTGGAATCTGGCTATTCGTGCAGCGCTGTCTAAGACACAGGTGATCTATTACATCTTCCCCTCTTATGCGCAAGGCAAGAAGGTAATATGGGATTCAGTGACCAATGACGGTGAACGCTTTCTGGATTATATCCCTAAAGAAGTAATACAATCTACCAATAGCCAGGAAATGAAAATACGTTTTATCAACGATAGCCTGCTGCAAATTGTGGGTAGTGACAATTACGACAGTTTGATGGGAACCAATTGCCAAATGGCAATATTCTCTGAGTATGCATTACAAGACCCAAGAGCATACCAGTACATACGTCCGATTCTCACAGCCAATAACGGAACTGCTATATTCCTGAGTACGCCACGGGGCAAGAACCATCTTTGGGAATTATATCAAATAGCATTAAATTTACCAGACTGGTTTGTCTATAAGTTAACCGTTGAAGATACTAATCACATACCACTTTCTTTAATCGAAAAAGAAAAGCAAGAAGGGGTGATGAGTGAGGATTTAATTCAGCAAGAATATTTTACATCGTTTACTATGGGCGTAGAGGGTTCATACTATGCTAAATACCTTGATAGAATGCGCGTTAAGGGACAGATTAGCCAAGTGCCATGGGAATGTGGCTTCAAGGTCCATACTGCATGGGATTTGGGAGTTCGTGATAGCACTACTATTATCTTCTTTCAGGTTATTGGTCAGACCGTCCGTCTTATTGATTGCTACTCTAATGCCAAAGAAGGCCTTGAGCACTATGTAAACGTGATACAATCCAAGGAATACTCCTACGGGAAGCATATAGCGCCGCATGATATCGCAGTACAGGAATTTGGGTCAGGTATGACCCGTATTGAGAAGGCTAAACAGCTTGGGATTAAGTTCACAATCGCAGAAAATGTGAGTATAATGGATGGCATCGAATCAGTAAGAAGCGCGCTGAGTAAGATATGGATAGACGAAGTGAAATGTGGTCCTTTGTTGAAGGCTCTTGAGAACTACCGTCAAGAGTATGACAGCAAGAAAAAGGTCTACAAATCACAGCCGCTCCATAACTATGCTTCGCATTTTTGCTTTACTGGTGATACTAAGATATTGACGCGTAACGGAATGCGTGAGATAATGTTAATAGATGAGGAATCTGAAGTGTTAACATTAGAAGGATGGCGTAAATGTTCGAAAGCTCAACTAACCAAGAAAGATGCACAAGTTGTGGAAGTCACGTTCAACGACAATACCAAGGTGAGATGCACGCCGGATCATTTATTTCTGACGGTGAGCGGGTGGAAATCAGCAGAAAACCTCGAGAAGGGTTTAGAGATCCAGTCATCCTTGATGAATTGTGCCAATACTTTCGTGGAAACCTTTACCGAATCTACCCAAACCAAAGATATTTTACCAAAGGTATGTCTTACTTACATAGAGATGTTTGGAAAGATGCTTTTGGGGATGCGCCAAAAAATGTCCATATACATCACAAAGATAGCGACATACATAACAACAATCTTTGGAACCTGGAATGCCTTGATGGGCGCGAGCATCTTAGAGAAGCAAGACCTAATGCAAAGGGCATATCACAAAAAACTCGTGATTCAGCAAATGAATGGCATAGATCTGATATTGGAAGAGAGTGGCATAGACGACAAGCAATTAGAAGCGCATCATGGACTAAATGGAAAAGAGAGCCAAGGAATTGCCTGGAATGCAAAAAGGAATACGAGGCGCTTATTCGTGGGCAAGGATGTGAACAAAAATTTTGTCATACCAATTGCAAAGCAACTTATTATAGAAAACGTCGAGTTCTTGCAGGAAAAACAAGATGTGTATGATATTACTGTTCCTGGAATTCACCATTATTCATTATCGAATGGCGCTATAGTACATAATTCCGACGCTATGCGTTACCTCTGCGTATCACTGCCTAAGACTCGTGATGGACTAACGCCTGAAGAACTCGATAAACGTTACATGGATGCCGTGTATGGTAATAACAGTACAATGCCTGCGGTATTCAGAGATGACTTACCCCAGTCTGGACCTGGTTTCTTTTAAAGGATTAATATGCAAGAAGCGCCTATCCCAACACTGACCTATGATCAATTGATCAAAGTTATGGAATCAATGAGTGATGAAGACAAGCGATGGCTCAATGAGATACGCACTATACGCTTGCCAGAGACGCTTTACTTTTATGTTCTTCAACAAGCCAACTTAGACGGTAAGACGTTTGATGAGTGGGTGCGTAATGCCTGCATATCATATGCTTTTCATCGTATGGCACAGAGGAAGTATGATAACTAAGAAGCTATTTGAACTGTTCCATAGATATAGATATTCAATTGATTCCCTTGATGATCTTTCCTGTGATTATCATCGCAAGTCAAGAACGCTCGAGCAGTTCATCTACTTTGTGGAATTCAACAGAAGAAATCCTGGCGATGAGGAGGTTCAGGAGATTATTAATTCTTTCGATAGCGAGGAACAAGTTATCGAATTAGAAGAGCTTCTTCTAGAGTATTTTAAACATATCAATTAATTCTTGTCGAAAACAAATCGCACTTCTAGGCTTATGTGATAGGTGATACTATCACGTAAAGAAGGATGTAGCGATGCCATTATTCCCCCAACTTGGACCTGAGTATTATAATGAAGACGATCGAGGCATTCTCGATCGCATGATGGCTTTTTATGCCGAGAGTATATCTATTAACCAATCATTTTGGACCGAAGCAGATACTGATACCCGATTCTTGACCGGGGACCAGACGGTCTGGAATGATGTGTTTGGCAATTTGCCAGCAAATCGTAGAAAGTCATTCTCATTTAATCGTATTAGAAGAGTTGTTGAAATGATCTCTGGTCATCAACGACGTAATCGTAAAACAACAATCGTTATTCCCATTGAAAATGCTGATGATGCAACCGCTGACCAATATACTAAGATCCTTATGTGGTGTAATCAGCAGGAAGGTGTGCTTGAGACGATCTCTGACGCCTTTCATGGTTCCCTTGCTACTGGTATGAATCTCCTCCAGGTCTGGTTAGACTTTCGTTCCGACCCGATCTCTGGCAACATCAAGGTAGACAATTGCTCTTACAATAGTTTCCTTATTGACCCATTCTTTCGCAAGCAAGACTTATCTGACTGTAACGCTATCTGGAAGCGATCGTTCCTAACAAAGGGAGAGTGTGCTTCTCTGCTACCGGACAAAGTCGATGAGATTATGCAGCTTATGGGTAATGATAACCGTGACGGCAAGTTCCAGTTTATGCCTGAGAACTATAGCTATGGAATGAAAAATTTACTTACCTATGACGAGTATTACTATCGTGACTACCGTAAGCAGAAGATGTTGGTAGATTCACAGACTGGTGAAGTGCAAGAGTGGCGTAATCAAGATGAAGAAGCGCTTAAGATGTTTTTATATCGTGAGCCTACTCTTACTCTTATTGAACAAGAAATTCCGACCGTCCGTCTTGCGATAGTCGTACAAGGCAAGGTGATGTATGATGGACCAAACCCTCTTGGTATTGATCAGTATCCTTTTGTGCCTGTGTTCGCATATTATACTCCTGAAATGCCTTACTTTCCTGGGCGTGTTCAAGGAGTAGTTCGCGGTCTACGTGATGCACAATACTTATACAATCGTCGTAAAGCAATTGAACTCGATATATTAGAGTCACAAATTAACTCTGGTTGGAAATACAAAGAAGATGCGCTTGTTAACCCTCGTGACATATTCCTTTCTGGGCAAGGGCGTGGGCTTGCGGTAAAAACTGAAGCACAAATGTCAGATGTAGAGCAGATTATACCACCCCAAGTCCCGCCTTCCATGATTCAGCTTTCAGAGATCCTAGCTCGTGAAGTACAAGAAATCTCGGGCGTAAATGAAGAACTACTCGGTTCAGCCGTCGACGACAAAGCGGGCATTCTAAGCATGCTTCGTCAAGGGGCTGGCCTTACTACTCTTCAACGTCTTTTCGATCAACTGGATCGATCTCAGAAGCTATTGGGCAAGGTCATGATGGATGTTATCCAATCTAACTTTACTCCTGGAAAGATTAAGAAGATTCTGAAAGAAGAGCCTGCTCCGCAATTCTATAATAAGGCTTTTGGAAAATACGACTGCGCAGTAGAGGAAGGCATCTTAACCACGACTCAAAAACAGATGGAACTTGCGCAGCTATTACAATTACGTGAGATGGGTATACCAATTCCTGATTCATCTATTATTGAATCTATTACCGTACAAGATAAGCCTAAACTGCTTAAAGCTATGGAAGAAGAGAAACAACAACAGATGCAAATGCAACAAGCGCAACAGCAAATGGCTGAACAAGAGGCGCAATCTCGTATTCAATTGGCACAAGCACGTGCTCAAGCCGACCAAGGCCTGGGTGCTGAACGTTATAGCCGTATTGAAGAGAACCACGCATTGGCTGACGAGCGTCGCGCAGAGGCTATCAAGGACCATGAACTTGGTCTACTAAACTTAGTTAAGGCAATGAAAGAATTAGATGGGATGGATATTAATCACTTGGCTCAGCTTGTTACTGTTGCTAAGACCCTTAAAGATGCGAGCGCTGTACAAGGAGCTGAACAGCGAGAAATGCAGAAGCCGGCAATGCAACAACCAGTGCAGCCAGCAATGCAGTAGTTAGAGGATATATTTAATAACCTTGTGACCAAAGATGGTTGCAGTTACTACGAGGACGAGTATGAAGAAGAAGAAACATTACGGTCATGGTACCGATGTGCATGGTGGCGCAAAGATATACGATGGACCTGGAACCTATACGGGATTAGATTCACGTCGTTATCAAGAAAAAAAGGATGCTGGTATGATTAGTGAAGATCATAATGCAATAGCTAATATGCCACAAGGCGTAATTATGCGTGCATATCCTAATGCATATGGGGATAATCCTTTCCCACAAATTAACGATACAATTTCTGGTGTCGATAGACAAATGTCTCAAGATAAAGCAGGCATGAAGAAGTTTAGATCTGATACCAAGCATTAATCGAGGAATCATTATGCCAGCTACTATTCGTAAGAAGGGTAAAGCAACTAAAATTGCTGAACGCATATTGAATCTAAATATTAAAGATGATACGAAGAAAAAGACTAAGGAAAACGAAGTAAAGCGTAGACTTCAGTTTGAGGATACGTATCGGGTTCGTTAACTTACTACTCGAAATAGGCTTGCAGAAGCTGGGCCTTCCGTGCCCGTCTTGCTCGAGCTGCAAGTGCAAATGAACGGCGTTCACCTATTTCAACTTAGAAGCTTAAAATGAAATAAGATAAATCGCTAAAAAGGAAAGTTGATTATGAAAGCAAAGAAAGCTGAAAAAGATTTCTTACGTGCTGAAGAAGAACTTCATGAGGTCATGGAGCGTAAACTTCATGGTAAAGAAGCTGCTATGAATAAGGGTAAAAAGCCTAAAAAAGATAAGCATGAAAAAGGTGAATCACGTAAAGAAGAGTGTGAAGAACACAGTGGAAAAGGACACAAGTCTGAAAAAGGCGAACGTCATAAACCTATGAAAAAAGGCGGTAAAATAGCTAAGGTGATGCGCGAATACAAGAGCGGTGAACTGCATTCTGGCTCAAAACAAGGACCACTTGTAAAAAGTAAACGTCAGGCTCTCGCTATCGCCATGAATGAGGCAAGAAAACGTGGTTAATGAACGAGAAACAGTCGGCAAATTGTCATCTGATCTCATAGTAAAA